GGGCAAGGTCGGTGTATCCCCAGGGCCGCGCGGCCTCCACAGCGGCGGCAATGAGCCGCTGCACGTCTTGTTCGGTCATATCGTTCTCTCCCTTCAGCCTATTTTTGAATTCCGCCCACGCCCCCGTGTCCCGCACAAAGGGCTCCGGGCAGATCTTCCCGGTCACGTCGTAGTGCCGCAGCACCCGCGCCAGCGGAATCCCATACCGGGCCATGATATCTCGGGCCAGCTCCGCGCCCGCCGCCAGCGTCTCCGGGTCAAAGTACCACGTCCCGTCCGACGCCTTGTGGCAGCACAGCTCAATGCCGATGCTGTTGGCGTTGCGGCACTCAGGATGCCGGTATTTCCCATCAGTCCGCCCGCAGTGCCACGCGGTATCCCCCTCGGGCACGCTGGCGTAAATGTCCCCGCTCTCTGAGCCGTGTCCCACAAAGTATTTCGCGTTCGCTTTGGCCCCGCCCTCCGCCCCCACATAGTGGATGACAAGGTATTGAACGGGGCCGTCCCGCCCCCGCTTGCAGTTCCCCGCGTGGCAGGGATACCCGCTGTGAATGGCCAGCATAAAAAAGCACCTCCGTTTCGTGGTTGACAAAACAGAGGCGGGTGGTATAATAGAAACAGAAAGGGCGCTGCTGCAAGCGGTTGGCCCATACAACTAACTTTTTACTAAGCTAGCCGTTCGGGTACCAGCCGAGCGGCTAGCACGCTTTTATGGAGAGTATGTAGGCCAGAACGGCCAGACACACGCAAATCCGCAGAAATTGCTTTCCCCGGTGTCCCATAATCGCATCACCTCCCTCCGAAGAAACTCGCAGGGAAATGAGCCAACCGCCTTTTATGCAGCAGCGCCGCTTTTATCCTACCACGCAGCGCCGCGTTTTGTCAAACTTCGCCGCCCGCCGGGGCGGCTTTTTTACGCCCCTGGAAGGGCTGCCCCTACAGGGGGTACGTCTCAAATTCCATGGTGTGGACGCCGTTCTCCCAGGTATGGGAAACCTTCTCCAGCATGACCCACTGGTCCAGGTTGATATCGCCCAGACCCGGAACCTGCATGTAGAGCATCTGCCCCGCCCGCAGGCCCAAAATGCCAAGCGCCTGCACTTTTAACGTGCGGAAGCGCCGGTTATGGTATTTGAGCATGGCGCGGGCCTGGCTCTCCGCCTGGGCGTCGTTCAGGTTCTCATCTATGGTCTGGTAGTGCTGCAAAAGCCCCCAGCGGCCGATATTGGCGCTGTCCACCGCCTGGAACACGTCCCCCCGTCCGGTGGCCTCGTTGGGCCGCACCAGCTTGACGGAGTTGCAGGTGTGCTCGTCGATGTCCGTCTTGTAGGTGTAGTCCAGCAGCAGGGAGCCATTCCCCACTACGCCCTGGGCCACCATGGCCCCCGCCTCCCGGAGGGAGAGGGCCCCTGCGTCGTCAAAGAAGGTGTACAGCCTCCCCGTGGCCAGCAGTGTGCTCTGGAGGGCGGCGGAGATGATGTCCAGGCAGCTCTTGTCCTCCTTCACCAGGGTGGGGACGGGATAGCCCGTGTCGTCCAGCCGCCCCGCGGTGAGCTGAAAGTCCTGGGCGATCTCCCGGATGATCTGTCCGGCGGTGCGGCCCACGAAGCAGTAGCTGGCGTTGGCCTTGAGGTATCGCAGCTGATCGTAGCAGGTCACGTCGATGACGGCGTACCGGTCCCGGGACTTGGTAAACACCCAGCCCAGGAAGATCACCTGCCCATCCACGGAAAAGCGGACGGCGTCCCCCTCCACAAAGGAGATCCCGGCGGCGTTCACCGTGAACTTCAGCGTACCCGGCGATCCGGTGCGGTTGGTGGTATAGGTCACCTTCTGCGTCTGGGGGGCGATGTCCCAGCTTTTTCCCGTTCGCTTTTCCAGCACAATCAGCTCGCAGGTCATGGGCCCGCCCCCTGGATCTGGCTTTTCTTCACCCAGCCCCGGGCACCGCCGGAGGGGGTGGTGATGTGGTAGGGAAAGGCCCGCTTAGGATCGGTGGTGATGATGCGGGAGATCTTCCCCCGGAAGCCGGAAAAGGCGCCGTGGGGCTCCGCGCCCCAGCTGGAATAATAATAGTTCCCGTTCACCGTCACATCCTGCCCCACGGTGAGCTGTCCGGCGGGGACGGCCCGGTTGGGCTGGGCCGAGGCCTGGGCGGGCTTGTCCGGCGCGCTCTGGCGGAGGGTCACCGTCCGGGCGGAGTAGTCCCGGTATTCCGTCAGCTCCAGCTCGTAGTAGAAGTCCCCCGTCTCGCCGCCCCGCTCCTCCACGTGGAAGGAGGTGACCAGGGCCTCCATGTTGGTGTCGAAGATGGGAGTGCCGTCCTCCATGCAGCGGTTGGCCACAAAGCGCACCCTGGCTCGCTCGTCCATGGCCTTCTGGACGAAGCCGATATAGAACTCCGGGGGACGGAAGCCGCCGGCGGTGACCACCGCCCCGAAGTCCGCCCGCCCCGGCAGCAGCCCCGACCAGGCCGCCTTTTGCAGCTTGGGGGCGCGGGGCACCATGATGGGCCCCACCCCCAGCACGTTGTACTCGGCGTTGTCGCTGTCCTTGCTGATCTGGTAGCTCTCCGGGTTCACCGGGAAGCGCAGGGCGGTTCCCTCCCGGGAGAGGTACAGGCCGTATTTGTTTTCCATGGCGGGGAATCCCTCCCTACTGGTAGCTCAAGTCCGTGTGGCTGGCGGCCTGCTCCGCGAGAATCCGCTGGAGGGCGTCCTCCAGCCAGCGCAGATCCTCCTGGGTGTCCCCGGTGTTCTGGCCGTTGATGGTGATCACCGGCGTCTGGGCGGTGAGGTAGACGTTGCTGACGTACTGCCGCTCGGCCATGTCCACCAGCAGCCTCATGTCCTCCTCCGACAGGGACACGCTGCGGCGGATGGCCCCCGTGTCCCCCTTGATGCCCTCCAGCGCGGCGGGCACGCCGGAGGCGTCCAGCATGGACGAGAAGCCGGCGTTCCCCCCGGAGAAGCCGCCCAGCAGGTCGTCCACGCTGAAATTGTCCACCATCCTGCCCAGGCCCGCCCCGGCGTTGGCCCACTGGTTCATGGTGTCCTCATAGCTGATCTGCTCCATGCGCTCCACCTTGACGTCGTTCTCGCCAAAGCTGTCGTGGACAAAATCGTTTACCCGGTTCTGGAAGCCCCGCACCGCCCCGGAGAGGTTGGAGCCCAGCAGGGCGTCGATGGCCCCGGCCGCCGCGCCCACAACGTCCATGATGAAGTTGAACAGGCCCAGGAACAGGTTGGCGATGGCTCCGATGGGGTTGTCGAACACGTTGGCGAAAAACTCGGCAAAGGTGGCGATGAGGTTCCACGCCGCCGCCACCAGGTTATAGCCAAAGGCGTACAGCCAGCCCAGGCCCGCCCCGATGGTGGCGAACACCTCCTCGCTGCTCATGCCCATGGCGTACATGGCCATGACCGCCGCGCCAATGATGGCAATGAACAGCAGCAGGGGCCAGTTTGCCGCCGCCCAGGCGGCGGCGTGAACCATGGCGGAGGCCGCCGACAGGGCCGCCAGGGCTATCAGCGCGCCCCCTGCGAATTGCAGCACCGTGGACACAAAGCCCCAGTTGTCCGCCGCCCACCTGGCCCCCGCCGCCAGCAGGTCCACCGCCCCTGCCGCAACGCTGCCCAGCAGCTCGAACCCGGCGATAAGCCCGTTGACCGCCTTCTGCCCCAGCTCGCTGTTCAGCAGGCCGGTGAGCTTTTCCATGGCGGGCTCCATGGCCTTCACCGCGGCGTTGCCCGCCATGGTCCACGCCTGCCCGAAGGTGAGGGGAATGTCCTCAAAGGCGGCGTTGGTTTCCTCCGCCGCGGCGAACAGGGCGTTCTTCACCACCGACGCGGTGATCTTCCCCTCGGAGGCCAGCTCCCGCATCCCGCCCACCGACACGCCCATGTACTTGGCGATGGCCTGGGCAATGGTGGGGGCCTGCTCCAGCACGGAGTTCAGCTCCTCCCCCCGCAGCACGCCGGAGGACATGGCCTGGGTGAGCTGGAGCATGGCGGCCTGGATACCCTGGGAGCTGGTGCCCGCCAGGGCGAACTGCTTGTTGATCTGCTCCGCGAAGGCCACCAGCTCGGCGTTGCTGCCGAAGGCGTCCCCCGCCATGGTGCCCAGCTTGGCCACCATGTCCGCCGTCTCCTGGTAGGCCCCCCGGGAACGCTGGGCGGCCTGGTACACCATGTCCTGAAGCTCCGCCGTGGTCTGGAGGCCGTCGTTCATCCGCTCCAGCCGGGCGGTGGTCTGGGTGAAGGTGTCCGTCAGCCCCATGAAGGCCTGGGCGGTGCGCAGACCCAGATAGGCCCTGGCCAGGGCCACCAGCCGCCGCTCCAGGCCGGAGGCCGCGCCGCTCCCCTGGGTCATGCCCCGGTTCATCCGCTCCTGGGAGCGGGCGGCCCGCTGGCAGGAGCCGGCGGCCTGCGCCGCGCTGCCGTCCACGTCCCCCATGGCGGAGGCGGCGTCCAGCGCGGCCTCCGCCATCCGGGACAGGGCGTCCTTCGCGCCGCCGGAGGCGGCGTGGAACTGCCGCTGTCCGGCGGCCGCCGCCGCGCTGGCCCCGGTGGACTGCCGGAGCATCCCCAGGTAACGGGTGAAGGTGGCGGAAAACCGGTCCGCCAGCGTAAGCTCCTCGTGAATCGCCGCCATTTACCCGCCTCCCTTCTGCTTCGGCCTCGATTTGATCTCCTTCAGCGCGAACAGTGCCAGCAGGATCTTCTCCCGGGTGGGAAGCCCGGCCACTTTCTGGGGCCGCCAGCCGTGGTTTACCATCATGTAGTAGGCCAGCAGGGTGTCCGGGTCGTCCCCGTCCATCAGTTTTTTGCCTCTTCCTCCAGCTCTTCGGGGCTCTCCGAGAAGCCGGAGAGCTCCATGATGGCGTCCGTCAGCTGTCTGTACTCCCCGGCCAGGAGCATTTTCCCAGGCAGCTCCAGCGGGTCCATGGTGCCGTAGGCCCGGCACAGCTCCTCGCTGCGGAAGTCGGGCTCCACCGTGGCCGCCACAATGACGCGGCTACCGTACTCGATGGCGTTCAGCTCCCGCTCCCCGCGCCTGCCGCCCTTGATAGGGGCCATGGACAGCTTGGTGAGCCGGTTGTTCTCCTCCTGGGTCAGGGGGCGGATTTTGAAGGGGACGGGCCTTCCGTCCTCTCCCAGAAAACGCTTGGAGATGATCACCTCCCGGGTCTCCTCGGCCTGTACGGGGTGCAGGAATGCGCTCAGATTACTCATTGTGTTCTCCTCTCTCAGATTACTCATTGTGTTCTCCTCTCTCAGTTCCCCAGCTCCGCCGGGTCGTTGAACGCGCTCAGAATCTCGATGTCCTCATAGGTGAAGGAGAAGTCGAAGGTGAGCATATCGCTGTCCGCGTCCAGCACAGAAATCGGGACAGTCCCGGAGAGCTGGCAGTTGTAATAGGCGATAGTCTGGACCCCCACAGAGGAGGCCTTGTCGTCGTTGGTCACCTGAAGGGTGAAACAGGGCATGACCCCCTCGTGGATGTACTGGACAAGCATCTCCACAAAGAGAGACGTGCCGTAGTACACGGTGCCCGTGCCGGTCTGCTTGACGCTGCCGGGCTTGTTCTGGGTCTTCTTGGTGCCGATGACCTTCATGTCCGTGCTGGAGATCTCCGCCTGGGTCTGGACCTTT